CCAGAGACGGAAGCACACCTGATTCTAGAGCATTAGTGGGTGTACAAAAATTAGCAGCGGCAAATTCAAATGTAGCTACGCGACATATTTTAGATGGTAGTTTATTTTTAACAGCTGATTTATGCGAGGGATTATCATTAAGGATTTCAGATATATTAGAATACTCACCAACAAGAGAAGCTTTTATACATAAAATTGGTAATCAAAATGTTGCAGTATTAGAGGAAATGAGCGATCTATACCTTTATGACTTTGGCATATTTATTGAACTACAACCAGATGAAGAAGAACGCGCTGTATTAGAAAACAATATTCAGGCTGCTGTTCAAAGCGGACTTATAGATTTATCGGATGCTATTGATCTTCGAGAAATTAAAAATTTAAAACTGGCCAACCAATTGCTTAAGATACGTAGAAACGAAAAGCAAATGAAAGACCAGCAAATACAACAGCAAAACATACAAGCTCAAGCCGAGGCAAATGCCCAGGCGACGCAAGTTGCAGCACAGGCCGAAGTACAGAAGCAACAAGCTTTGATACAACAAAAGATTTCGTTAGAGCAAGCTAAAGCGCAAATAGATCAACAAAAACTAATGCAAGAAGCAAATTTAAAGAAAGAGCTAATGCAATTAGAGTTTGAAATGAATATGCAATTAAAAGGATTAGAAGTCCAAGGCAAAAAGTCAGAACTAAATGCAAAAGAAGATCGTAAAGACGATCGCACTAAATTGCAAGCTACTCAACAAAGCGAATTAATAAATCAAAGACAAAACGATTTACCTCCTAAGAATTTCGAATCTAGCGGAAACGACATACTTAGCGGTAATTTTAACTTAGGTTCCTTCGAGCCTAGGTAATAATAATAGTAATAATTATATAATATCTTATCATGTCAGAAGAACTAGAACAAGAAGCACCTGTTGTTGAAGAAACACAGGCACAAGAAAATAAACCTATGTCGTTTGAAGACGGGGTTATTAAAGTAAATTTATCAGAACTAAATAAACCAGAACAAAATGCCATTCCAGAGCAAGAAGCAAATGCAAGCGATGTTCCTGTCGGAGAATCCGAAGACGAGGGAAGTAGCGAAGAAATGGTTCAAGAAGTACGGGAGCCCAGCGAAGAAAATGTTCCGAATGAAATCGTCAATAGCGAAGATGTGCCAAGCGCACTCGAAGAAATAACAGACGAACAAGTTCAAGAACAAGCTGAAGAGTTAACTAATGAAGTCCAAGATGCAATAGCTGAGTCAAATGAGACTGGCGTTGAATTGCCGGAAAATATTCAAAAAGTAGTTGAATTTATTAATGATACAGGCGGTAGCTTAGAAGATTATGTTAAACTTAATACGGATTATTCTTCATTAAACGAAGCACAGCTTATTAGAGAATATTATGAAACTACAAAACCTCATTTAGACAGAGAAGACATAGAGCTTCTTATGGAAGACTTTTCGTACGACGAAGAGCTAGATGAGCCTAAAGAAATACGTAAAGCTAAAATTGCCTTTAAAGAAGAAGCAGCAAAAGCTAAAAAACATTTAGATGGATTAAAATCTAAATATTACGAAGAAATTAAAGCTGGATCAAAGTTAAATCCAGAACAGCAAAAAGCGGTTGAATTTTTTAATCGCTATAATAAAGAAAACGAGGAAGCAACTAAATTAGCTGAAAGCCAAGTATCCACATTTAAAAATAAAACAGAAAAGCTTTTTTCCAATGATTTCAAAGGTTTTGATTTCAATGTTGGCGAAAAGAAGTTTCGTTTTAAAGTAAATAATGCGGATCAGGTTAAAGACACCCAAAGCGACATCAATAATTTCGTCAAGAAGTTCTTGAACGATAAAAATGAAATGAGCGACGCGGCAGGTTATCACAAGTCTTTATTTACAGCTATGAACGCAGATGCGATTGCAAACCACTTTTACGAGCAAGGAAAATCCGATGCAATGAGAAGTAGCGTTGAAAAAGCCAAGAATATTGATATGAATCCGAGAGGGACTCATGAAAAAGTCAATATGCCTGGCGGCATCACGGTTAAGTCAATTAAATCTTCTAGTACTTCTAAGTTTGGAATTAAAAAAAGAAATTAATAACTTAAAATACTAAATATTATGGCCGCAGCAGGTTCATTTACGGGTAGTGCTGGCGCATTAGCGCATTTAACACCACGCCCAACACAAACATTATTTAATGACAACTATTTGTCATTAGCACAATTAGATTTTACACAACAATTCTTACCAGAAGTATATGAGAAAGAAGTAGAGCGTTACGGAAATCGTACAATCTCTGGTTTCTTACGTATGGTAGGAGCTGAAATGCCTATGGCGTCTGACCAAGTTGTTTGGTCTGAGCAAGGGCGTTTGCATATTGCATACGATCCAGTTGTAACCACTACTACTACAGTAACAATTCCAGCAGGTGCAGGAGGAGTTAACCAAAATGTTATTGGCCCAGGAGCTACAATTGTTGTTGCTTCAGCCGATGGATTGGTTGTAGAAAAAGCTTATGTTCAAGCAGTAGCCGCTCCAGTAGCTGGCGCTGTTGAACTAACAGTAGTTGGTTATGCCGCAGCAACAATCACCGCTCACGCAGCTGGTAAGGTTTTTGTATACGGTTCTGAATACGCAAAAGGAACATCTAATGCAGGTACTTCTGTTGATGCAGCTTTCGAGCAGTTTAATAACAAGCCAATTATCCTTAGAGATAAATACAACGTAAGTGGTTCTGATACCGCTCAAATTGGATGGGTTGAAGTAACTACTGAGGCTGGAACTTCTGGGTATCTTTGGTACTTAAAATCTGAACACGAAGCTCGTATTCGTTTTGAGGATCAATTAGAAATGAGTATGATTGAAGCTGAAAAAGCAGCTGCAGCAATTACTCCAGCCGCTGGATTAGGTGGTGGTACTGAGCTTACAGGTTCTGATGGACTTTTCGCTGCTCTTGAAACTAGAGGTCTTGTTTACACAGACTCTAACTTTGGAGCTGCCGCAGGTTTAGAAGACTTTGACGCTATACTACAAGAGCTTGACAAGCAAGGAGCTATTGAAGAAAATATGCTTTTCTTAGATCGTGCTACTTCTTTAGGTATTGACAATATGTTAGCTCAACAAAATTCTTACGGTACTGGCGGAACATCTTACGGTGTATTCGACAACTCTGAAGATATGGCGTTGAACTTAGGATTTAGCGGGTTCCGTAGAGGATCTTATGATTTCTATAAAACTGACTGGAAATACTTAAACGATGCTACTACTCGTGGATTAGTTGGAGATGTTGAGGGTGTTATTGTACCCGCAGGAACTTCTACAGTTTACGATCAGCAATTAGGTAAAAATATTTCACGACCTTTCTTACACATTCGTTATAGAGCTTCTGAAGCTGACGATCGTAAGATGAAGTCTTGGATTACTGGATCTGTTGGAGGAAACTTCACAAGCGACGAAGACGCAATGAACGTTCATTTCTTATCAGAAAGATGTTTATGTGTTCAAGGTGCTAACAACTTTGTATTGTTGAAAAAAGCAACAGTATAGTAAATTAATGTAATTGTTACCCTCGTTGTAATGACGGGGGTAATTATTACTTTTATCAATTATTTAATTATATTATATCATGGCTAAAAAAGCTACAGCAGAAACTGTTGAGGTTGCACCTCAGGAAACAGCGGTTAAAACCGCACCGGTTAAAAAAGAAAACACTAAACCAGTGTTTGAATTTAAAGATAGAACTTATTATATTGCTACAGGTAAATCACCTTTAGTGTATACTATACCATCAAGGCACAGTCAGCGAAAACCTTTGTTATATTTTGATAAAGAACTTGGGTATGCGCGTGAACTTCGTTATGCTACTAATCAGCCATCGCCACTTGTTGACGAGCAAAAAGGAGAAGTAACATTAGGAAGAATTGTTTTTAGAAACGGCACATTGACCGTTAAAAAAGAAGATGTTGCTTTGCAAAAGTTATTATCTATATACCATCCTTTTAAAGATAAAGTATTTAAAGAACTAGATCCAGTACAAGATTCTGTTAATGAATTAGATTGGATTGAATATGAGCTTGAGGCTTTAAACATTGCTAAAAGTATGGATGTTGATTACGCAGAAGCTGTATTAAGATCTGAATTTGGTGAAAAAGTTGTAAATCTTTCGTCAAGTGAATTAAAAAGAGACTTAATGATTTTTGCAAAAAGAAATCCTGTTTTATTTATTGAATTAGCAAACGATGATACCATCGAGCTAAGAAATACAGGAGCTAAAGCCGTTGAGGCCGGAATATTAAAATTATCTTCCGATCAACGTACCTTTACATACGGGGAAGGCAATAGAAAATTAATGACCGTTCCTTTTGATGAACATCCTTATTCCGCATTAGCGTCATTTTTTAAGACTGATGATGGAATGGAAGTTTACAAAACAATTTTAAAAAGACTTAAATAAGTCACACATTATAGTAGCTAGGCCGCTGTAATGGTGGCCTACTTACTATAAATAATAAAAAAATACACAAATGGCAATAAGCGTAGATACTGTTTATCAAAGAGTGCTTGGCATACTTAATAAAGAACAGCGAGGTTATGTAACACCGCAAGAATTTAACTTATTTGCTAATCAAGCCCAATTAGATTTATTTGAACAATACTTTTATGATATAAATCAGTTTGGTAGAATACCTGGAAATAGTACAGAGTATTCAGATATGCTTAACTTGCTAAATGAAAAAATAAATATTTTTGAAAGTGCTGCCCAACCAACTAGGTCTGGGAATTATTTTCAAGAGCCTACTAACTTATATAGGCTTGGCACCGTGGTGTATAAAAATACCACAACTAATTCCTTCGGTGTAGCATCTACTGAAAACATTGAAGCAGAGCGAATCAACGCTAATGAATTCCTATATATAAACTCATCTCCATTAACAAAACCTAAAAACGTTAGACCTGTGTTTGTTGCAAATACAAGCGGAATTAGAGTTTATGGTAATTCTGAAATTACAGATGTAACTAAAGTTGAGCTCCAATATATAAAGAAACCAGCTGTAGTTAATTGGGGGTATCAAATGGTTTTTAACGAAGCATTGTACGACGCAAATACTTCAGTTAACTTTGAATTGCATCCGTCAGAAGAGGTAGAGCTTGTCGTTAAAATATTAGAGTTATCTGGTATATTAATAAAAGATCTTAATTTATACCAGGTATTCGACAAAGAAGAGCAAGAAACTATACAACAAGAAAAAGCATAACATATGGCCTTAATAAATCAAACAGACGAGCAATACTACTTAGGTCCAGACGGCGTATGGAATAGTTGGGATGAAGATTATGGTAATTATCAATTTACCAGCATCAAAGACATTATAAATAACTTTATTATATCTTACGTTGGCGAAGAAAAAATTATACCTAAAGTTAAAAGAACCGACGTTGCATTCCATGCACAACGAGGTATACAAGAATTTAGCTTTGATATATTACCTTCTGTTAAATCGGCTGAGATTGAAATAGGGCCAAATTTAAACTTCATTTTGCCTAAAGACTACGTAAACTATGTAAAGCTAACTTGGGTTGACCAGAGAGGCATAGAACGCGTTATATATCCAGCTATTAAGACTAGCAATCCTTATCCAATATTACAAGACAACAATTATGAGTATTTATTTGATGAACAAAATGAAGAAATAATATCTGCTCAGTCTTCTGAAACAAAAAAACGATTTGAATCTACTGGAGGCAATAGACAACAAAATTTAGATAATATTAATAACTCTGACATTTTATATGCCAACAACTTTGGGAGAAGATACGGTATATCACCAGAGCAAGCACAAGCTAATGGCGTTTTTTATGTAGATCAATTGCAAGGAATAATTTTCTTTGACTCTTCTTTTGTTGGAAAAATTGTTACATTAAAATATATATCTGATGGCTTAGGGTCTGATGAAGAAATGACAGTGCATAAATTTGCAGAAGAAGCCTTGTATAAATATATAGCTTATGCTATCCTATCGACTAGAGCAAATACGCCAGAATATTTAGTATCTAGATTTAAAAGAGAACAATCTGCGGCTAAACGAAATGCAAAAATAAGATTATCAAATATTAAAATTGAAGAGATTACGCAAGTTATGCGTAACAAATCTAAAATTATAAAACACTAATATATGCCGGAAATTGTACATGTCTTCCAATCAGGGAGAATGAACAAAGATCTTGACGAAAGACTTGTTCCAAATGGAGAATATCGGGATGCGTTAAATTTAGATTTAGCAAACTCAGACAATGGCAACATTGGCAGCCTACAAAATATTCAAGGAACCATTCAGCTTAGAGGCAAAGAAGGAACCGGAGCGACTTGGACTGGCAATTTTATTGACGCAATGTCAAACCCTGTTTGTATTGGTTCATATAGAGACGATATAAATGAACGTGTATATTGGTTTATAGCTTCTGACAATATTAGTGCAATTGCAGAATATGATCAAGTAGCTAATACTATTAGCCCTATATTAGTAGACACACAAAATATTTTAAAATTTAGCGAGCAGTATCTTATAACTGCTATCAATATTATTGATAAACTTTTATTTTGGACAGATGATCAAACTGAACCTAAAAAAATTAATATTGAAAAGTTTAAAACAGGTTCTACAGACTTTACAACACATACTAAAATACCTCTTTACAATCAAACTAGCGAAACCTATTCAACAACTTTAACGGGACAACCAGACTTTATAGAGGAGGATGTAACGGTAATTAAAAAATCGCCCCTTACTGCTCCTTTATTAGATATGGCTGCAAGTAAATTTGGTAATGATATTCCAGGTACTGGCGTGACACCTGTTACAACAGCGTATACGGTAACTGGGCTAGAGAACTTTACATATGTACCGGACCAAGTTACAGCTCCAGGTGACACAGAGTCTATGCCTCCACACGGAGTATATGATGATAATATTGCTACAGATCCCACTTATTACCAAAATAGTAATTTACCTAGTACTTATGGCAATGGGATTGACATTACAGTTAGCTCGTCTGTTCAAGGCGTTTGGGTGCCTGGTGTTGATGATATTATTATATTAAAAGGCTCTCGTACTAATGAAAATAACGAGGCTTTCGATTATGAAATTAGAGCTCTTGTAATCGGAGTAAGCGATGTTACTGTAAAAATAAAAATATTATCTATATCTGCTGATATACTAATTTTTACAACCCCAATAGTATGGGAAGCAACGCTTGAGGAATCGGAGCCATTATTTGAATATGTATTTCCTAGATTTGCATATAGATGGAAGTATATAGATAATGAATACTCTGTTCTTTCACCGTTCACCGAAGTTGCTTTTATTGGCACTGAATTCGAATATCTATCTACTGATGGGTATAATTCGGGCATGTCAAATAATATACGCAAGCTTGTTATTAAGGGATTAACTTGGGGAAGCCAAGAGGTAGTTGAGCTTGATATATTATATAAAGCATCAAATAGCCAGGCTGTATATACAGTAGAGACTATAAAAAGAATTGACTATACTAATTTAAACGGAAGCTTAAATAATTCTTTTGAAATAACGAGTGAAATATTTGGGTCGGTTATACAGGCAAATCAATTATTAAGGCCATGGGATAATGTACCGCGTCAAGCAAAAGGTCAAGAGATAATTGGTAACAGAATAGTTTATGCTAATTATTTGCAAAATTATAATGTACCTACCATTGCTATTAACGCGCGACCGTTTAGTCAGCCACATCCGAACGAAGACTCTGATAATAATACTAATGACGCGCAAAAATCAATTAAGTCAATTCGGCAATACCAAACCGGTATCGTATTTAAAGATAAGTTTGGTAGAGAAACACCCGTTGTAACAGATAAAACAGCGGGGCTGGAATTTCCTATTGGAACATCGGGTAGCATAAATAAAATTCAAATAAATCCAACTGGCGCAGCTCCTTCGTGGGCTACTCACTATAAAGTATTCATAAAAGATATATCTAATGAATATTATAATTTAGCACTAGATAGATATTATCAAGCTGAAGATGGTAATGTTTGGATTTCTTTCCCGTCTTCAGAAAGAAATAAAGTAACCGAAGATTCTTATTTAATATTAAAAAAGCAGCACGCTACACCTCAGGCTGTTAATAATTTATTTAAATATAAAATATTATCTATAGCAAATGAGGCCCCAACTTTTATAACAAGAAGAAATAAATCTGTTGCTAGAGCTACAGTTGAAATACTTGCAAGCTCACAACCTCAGCGAGATGCTGTATTTTTTAAATTTGACGGGCCCTCCGCGGACTCAAATCCTAACTTTGCGCAAGGATTTACTTCTAATTCATCTTTACGAATAAGCACTGGTAGCAATTCAACTGATACTTATAAAATACAATCTGGGGGACCAACTGGGGTTGGTGATACTTATAGCGTTCAATTAGACGAGCCATTAGGGAATGAAGCTTTTTTCTTAAATGATTTAGGAAAGGATGATGAAATAACAATAGTATTATTTGAAGAAGAAGATAAGATACTACCGGAATATAGTGGTAGATTTTTTGTTAAAATAAATAGAGACTTTGGCTTTGAACAAAATGTAATTGATACCTTCCCTCTTATATCTACAGATTACGGTATAAAAGACTCTTTTGGAATTCTTCCATATAAAAGTCAGGGCCCTGGCAATGGCGGTCAATTTGTTGTTTGGCGCGATTTTGGTAATACAGGTGGTAGTTCTGGAAATAGAAGACCGGCGGGAAATAGAAGACCCTGGATGTACCCTGGAGAAGGCGGTGATAATACTAAGCTTATAATTATAATGCAGGGGATTCTTAAAGAAGAAGCTAGTAATCCCGCAAAAATGTTAGGTGGAGTATTAGACCCTTTAAATAAAATTGGGACTATTCTAAGATTTGCTGATGCGGACGGGAATGTTGGTGCAATATATACTATAAAAGAAACAGTAAGGTCTTTCGACAGAAGAGGATTGAGCAAATATAATGATAATTTCAAAGAAGGTACCAATGGTAGACTTGAATGGGAAATAACACTTGAAGAGCCGTATGAGGATCAGGCTATATTTACAGACAGGGCGGGGACAAACCCAATATCCGAAATACAAATATTAGAAAAGGTATTAACGGATGACAATAAAACGTTGTCAAGCTCTAATCCCGCAATATTTGAAACAGAACCTCGTGAAGCTGTTGATTTAGATATATATTACGAAGCAAGCGATGCAAAACCTATTGCTGAATTTAACAACTCATTAACTATAGATTATCATAATGTTTTTGCTTTTGGAAATGGGGTTGAATCTAATAGAATAAGAGATGACTTCAATGCTGTTACTATTGATAAAGGTGTTAAAGCTTCTTCTATAGTTGATGGTCCATACTCGGAAGAGCGCAGAGGGAGTGGATTTATATTTTCACAAATATATAATTCAACATCAGGGATAAATAGATTAAATCAATTTATACAAGCCGAGCCAATAACAAAGGATATAAATCCTATATATGGCACAATACAAAAACTACACGCAAGAGATACCGATCTTATATCTTTATGTGAAGATAAATGCTTACGTATATTAGCGAATAAAGATGCTTTATTTAATGCGGATGGCAACTCAAACATTACATCAAACACCAATGTTTTAGGTCAAGCCGTACCTTACGCCGGGGAATATGGAATATCTAAAAACCCGGAGTCTTTTGCGGATTATGCTTTTAGAACATATTTTTCTGATAAAAATAGAGGGGCAGTTATAAGATTATCAAAAGACGGTATAACCGTTATATCGGACAACGGCATGAGTGACTTTTTTGCTGACAACTTAAGAACCTCAAATAAAATAATTGGCACCTACGATGAAGACAAAGGAATATATAATATTACTTTAAATAAATTGTCCTCTGATTGGCAAGAACAATTAAGTACTGGGCAAGATTATAATTTAACTGCAGAATGTGATTCTCCAAGCGCCGCCACTGGTTTGGTGTCACAAACAACTGTGTCGTTTAAAGAAGAAGTTTCCGGTTGGACAAGTAGAAAAAGCTTTATTCCAGAAAGCGCTATATCTTTAAACAATATATATTATGCATTTAAAGATGGTTTAATATGGGAGCATAACACGTCGGCTATATATAATAATTTTTATGGCACACAATATAATAGTTCTTTTAATGTATTAATTAATGAGCTGCCACAAATTGTAAAAGGATATAGCGCTTTAAACTATACTGGAACAGAGTCTAGAGAATTAGAGTATTTGTATAATAATAAATGGTATTCTTTAGCTGAAGTTAATGCAAATCAAATCGTACCAATAGCAGTTCAAACAAAACGTGAGGGTTGGTTGGTTAATTATATAAGAACAAATCTTGAGGCTGGCGAAATTAAAGAATTTGAAAACAAAGAAGGCAAATATTTTAATTATATAAAAGCGTTAGAGGTTTGTAAAACTGGAGAGGGCGTAGGTTCACCTGAAACAGTTGTTCCAGATCCACAAAATTATATTTTAACGATCACAATAGATGAAGCATGCAGCTCTGAAGGAGGCGTAACACCCGATACATTTACGGAAAATTTATGGTATTTATGGAGTAAAGAAGCTGTCGCTACAACCAATATTTCTAATCTTGTTAGTAATGATGAGGTTATCTGCGCTTTAGATAATTTTTATATTTCTGTAAATGGAGACTATAGTGATATTACACTAAACGGACAGATATTTAAATATTTAGGGACGGATGGGTTTGTTGTCGGAACTCAATTATATAATAATTCTGACCTAACACCCGTAACAGGACCTTTAGCTTATGTCACTGGCCCAATCCCTAATATTCATCCAAATTTGGACCCCGATAATCCTACGCC